TCAATCGGATTATGGAACCCCTGGTTCGGCTCATCAACGATAACACGACGCTCCTCCTCATCCTCTCTGGGCTCGGTGCATGGTTGGGCTTCACCTACATTCCACCGTTGGTTGAGGACGCATACCAGCAGCTGCAAGAGTTCAACGAGCAATTGCAGAATGCCATCGAGCAAGGCACGATTTACAGAGAGAGAATAGACCTCGTTGGGTCGGCGGTCAAGCGTGGCCCTCTGTGGGGTCTGGTGGATATGATAGAGGCATTTACCGGCACGAACATTCCAGACTTCGGAACCGGCTATGAGCCAAACGGTGCAAGTGGCGGTGGCGGCGGGTTCTGATTCCAGCGATCGCTGGCTAAAGCTGACTCTGGTGCTGAAATTGTCTCCCTCCAACCCCACACTTACGGGTCATTTAGGGTCAAATGTGCTCGTTAAAACGGCTAAAATCAAGGTAATTCGTAATTTTCCCTGGGATTCACTCGCACCCATGTTCCATCTGGGCGTTGCATCTCAAGCCGAGATTCACCCAGGGAGGGATGCCGTTTCAAGTCGCTTCGGGCTCGGAGTCGGAACCTCGCGCCGTGTCTGGCTAAGTCCCTCTCATCAATCGCGGCTTGCAATTCTGAGGCGGTGTTGAAAGTGCCTCTGTCGAATCCCGCCTCAAGGTGCTCGCGGATTTCCCGATGTCGTCGGGCGTATGTGTTCCGCATTCTCTGTTCAATCTTGACGGTGTGAGGAGGGCGGTAATGTGGATATTCATTCACCACTACTTGCCTCTCTCGGCCTCCCTTGCGGTCTTCTCTGTCGAGCACCACGCGAGCGCGATACTCGCACCCCTGGGCTTTGCAGGTCGAGTCAATTCTGAGGGTGTGGGTTCGGTAATAATTCCAATGGCCGCAGGGCTTGCATTTCCAGAGCCCATGACGAACGCGCCCCGTCCATCCGTAGTTCTTAGCCATCGTTGGGAACCTCGCTAAGACTGTGCTTGATGCCGACGCGGGTAATGTAGCAATCCTCACTTTGGACTTGAGCGACGGCCACGAAGTCTGGACAGTCAAAGACGATTTTGCAGTATCGGCAACGAAGCCTCATCATGCCCACCTCTCAAGTGTCCATTGATTCTCTATGGCATCTAAGAGGCCGTTAGACACCTCCCAGGGTATCAAGGCGCGGTGATTGGAGCGCAAGGGGTTCTTGCCACCGACATCATGCTTGAGATGCTTGAAACCAGCTGGCAAATGGATATGCGGAAAGTCGCCCCAGAGATTGATTGAATCAATCACTTGAGCCGGTTGGCCCAGGGCGGGTTTGAAGTATTCTCGCGCCCCTATCACATTCTCAATGACCCAATGTTTTGGGCGGTAGTGGCTGATGATGTCCCGCGAGGCTTGCATGAGTGCGAGCGAGGGCTCAAATCCAGGTGGGAGTGCCTTGCGTGTCCAGGGCATCCAGAGCCGCGCAAAGTCCTCACATGGAGGGCTTGCCCATATCAAATCAAAGTCGCCCTGGGTGCCGAGCATTTGCACCCAATCCATCCACTCCAAAACATCTCTCGTTTGAGTGCCAGCGATCCCAGAGAGAATGGGATTATTTTCAATTCTAATGACTTGCCAATCGTCACTTTGGATGAAGGCTTCTGAGGCTCCACCGAGGCCCGAAAACAGGTCGAGCATTCGCTGAGTCATAAGTCCAGACTCCCAACCTCAAGAGCGATTTGATGACTCCCTTGAATCTCCTTCATCGTTGCAATCGCGTCTTGCAAACACTCGTCGAACCGAGCAATCCCCGACCCGTCGAATGAATCCGCGACCCTGTCCCAATAGACAATTCGACGGGGGGTATTGACCCGCCCAATGTGAATGGTCTTGCCCTGGGACTTTGCCTCCAGAACAATCTCCCAGCATCGGCTGGAGTCGCGGAATGAATCCGTTCCGCCGACGAACAAGCATTCAATTTGCTCCCAGGGAACCAGACCGAGCGTAGCCCCATCTTGAAGCACATAGGCGCGTTTGTCGGTCAAGTCGAGCCTTTGCACCCAATGGTCAAACAAGGCGCTCGTTGAGGCCGCATCACCCACTACATCGGGCATGACTACCCAATCGCATAGGGGGTCTGTCGCGGCGGCGGTTGCCATGCGCTCAAAGGTGTCTGGGTCAAACCGTGTGAAAGCCCCATTATCGAGCCCGTAGTGGATATGCCCCAGGGGGTCTATGGCATACTGAGTAAGAGGGGTTCGCAGCTGCTTGAAGGCCACCCCTGGGTGCAACCGCTTGAGTTCCCATATCTGGGTGCTTGACTTATCCAGAGCCATCTCCATCTCTATACCCTACGGGCGGCGAGAAGCGAACCCGCTTATCAATTGTGGGGGGGCTCCCCAATGGGAAAGGTATGGACGGGAGGGAACGAGCCGAAGCGAACCATTACAAGTGGTTCAGTATCTGGGCGGGTGGGTGGAAGGCCACAATGAGAGGATTAAGAACCGTTGAGGTCGGCCCAGAGTCGGGTTGAGGGACATGATATCAGAGATAACCCTGGGTTTCGTGGTGCTGAACCTCCTCATCACCCTATGGGCTCTCAGAATCATCGTGCTTGAAATCAAAACGGGGATGGGACAGCTGGATTCAGCACTCGCAGAAGCGATTCAGAAGGTCGTGGAGGGGGGCGGCATCCTGGATTTTGAACCCGTCAATCCTATTCAGAAAGCGCTGGCTGATATGCTCACAAATCGGATTACCCAGGGCGGCCCTATCGAGGTTCAACAGCGATCGCTGGACGGAAAGTTCTCTGGGCCAGAATGACCGTATTCCGGTAATTCATGAGCTCCTGGAGAGGCCATTTTTCGACCTTAACCGGAAAACAAGTATCATAAACCGGAAATCACCCCACCTGGCCCGATGGCCCGACGCAAAGGCAAGAAAAGGTCGCGGAGACGCAAGACCTTCTCAATGCTGAATGCCCTTGAGGCGTATGTCTATGCAACCATTCTAACTGAGGGTGTCGCCGGAACATCACCCTATGGATTCATCACCGGAGCCGCCGACATCGGGACAAAGACCTCGCATGGGTTTTCTCTTGATAATCCAGCGGGAACGATGACTCTGGTCGGTGCTGGTCAAATCTCCCTGGGCGACATCATCAGCCAACCAGACCTCGCCCTGGGTCAAATGGCCCAATCGTTTCAGGCAAATCTGGCCCCGATGGCAATTGCAGCGTTCGGAACCTCAATCACATTCCGCATAGGCAAGCGCCTTTTGAGAGGCCCAATATCGAATATCAACCGCAACATCGTCAAACCAGCATTAGGTGCTGGCATAAGGCTGTGAAATTATGGCAGATGTGAATTGCTACGGGTCGCTCATCTCAACCCGAAGCACTTGTGTTCCACTTCTGAACACGGCTCAAACCGAAGCCTCCCAGGAGGAGACAAAAACGGATAGTAATTTTGTGGGGAGCCAGCAGACAGCTGGCACTTTCGCATCTCAGCAGTTCGGGCAGTTCATCCTCGCCAAAGCGGGGATTGTTTGCGAGAATGATATGACCTATGCCTTCGTCATGTCGGCAGGGAAAATCAAGGCCGCTTTGCCTATGGGCTCTGGGATCGCTGGCGGTTCTGAGGGACTCCCCGCCGCCCTCCCATATCCTAAGCCATTACTCCCTGGGGATTCCGTCCAGACAATGGCAAACGCTGTGTCGGACAGGCAAGCCGCCGTGAGTGTCGCTTGCACATCTGGAGAGTACCATGTGTTTCAAGTCACGGCAACAGGTAGTGGCGAACATGAGTTCATTTCGGTGTTGGACGGACAGGGAATTGGAACCACGCTTCAAGGCCGCGTCATTTCTCATTGGTTCGCTCTGTCGGGCAACAATGACGCAGAATTGACGAGTCCCGTCTATCTTCTTGACGGCTCTGGAGTTCCGACGGCTTCTGTATCAATGACCTCATCGGGAGGGGCAAAGGCGGCGGTGTTTCAACCGACTCAAGCAAGGGTTGCGCTCAACAGCAGGTTGGTCTATCGCACCGACGCATGAGGTGCATAGTATGGCAATCAGCAAGAGAGCAAAAGCCAGATTCCGCCTCATGTCGGCGGGTGAAAAGGCCACAGTCAAGAAGGCGGCAAAGACGCTTTTTGATGCTGAATTATTGGGTTCTAAGCGAGCCTCGGAAATAGTGCGGTGGGCAGAGAAGCGGTGATGCCCCCATGCAGTTCGGCAAACCTCTCACAATAGTCGGTACAGTCGCCGCCGGTCAAGACGCGAATGTTTGTTCTCAAGTCGCATCAGCACCCAGGGACGCGCACCTTCAAGTCGTGTCTATGCAGTTCTCAGGAGGCGACGCGGGTGAGGCGTATGGGCTCTATCTGTTCCCAGCTGCTGAATCATTCCCTACTGTGGATGTGTCTAACGGTGTGAAGTGGTGGGGCGGCATCGAGGGCGGCGAGACAATCCCTCAACCGTTCGTCGGGAATTACTTGCGCAACGGTGGCCCTGGGCTTCTGATGATTCCAGCTGGCTATACTCTGGGTATCTGTGACGAATCTGGGACAAGCGCGGCGGCATTTACGGTGAAGGGAGTGTTCGTGCCTAACAGGGTGGCGTGAGAATGCCGAAGGCCGCCGCATCGCAGATAATTATTCATCGGATTGAGTTCCAAGAAACGGAACGGCAGATGTTGCAAGACCTCACAACGGTCTGGTCATTCAATCGGATTATGGAACCCCTGGTTCGGCTCATCAACGATAACACGACGCTCCTCCTCATCCTCTCTGGGCTCGGTGCATGGTTGGGCTTCACCTACATTCCACCGTTGGTTGAGGACGCATACCAGCAGCTGCAAGAGTTCA